TTATAATCTGACTTTGGTCATCAGTCTTTGGACTTTACAAAACATTCGTGTTTACTTCTTACTTTTTCTTTGGAAATGCAACGTGCTAACAATCGCGGCGGCGCCTCGAGAGGACAAAACTCTCGTGGGCGCGGTACTGGTCGACAGGCAAATAACGCCCGCCAGAACCGAGGTCAACCTATCCAGGTCAACCTCCAACCGCAGCAAGCCCCTGTATACCCTCCCGGCTTGCCCTTGCCCCCTGCTAACCCAAACCCTTCCCCCTTACCTCCTACAACTTCTCCCTCTACCCCTGCTCCACCTGGTCCTATCCCTGTGAAAGCGCCGGCGCGCAGCGCCGCAGCGAAGGCGACTCCCAAAGTTGCCGCTTCTCCCAAGAAAGGTGCTGGTCCGCCCCCGACGGCCGCTCAAACGGTCGATCGTTGGTACGCTAACTTTCGTGTGCGTGTCACTGCGGAATCTGAAGCTCGAGTAATCAAAACTAAGATCCCTTATCAAACGGTCCCAGACGCACTTGATGGGCCTAACAGCCACGCTGTGCTTGCGGTTTACCGCAGTGCAGCCACTGTTTGGGCTTATTACCGCCTCTGGAAGAAAGGCATTCGCAATATCGATTTGTTGTGGGGTTCTCAGCGTGATGTCACCATCGCAGCGTCTCTTAATGCGGCGCTGGTTCGTGGTGGCCATGCTACAGAGATCCTCACTGTTAACCAAGTCCACGGCTATGTCGTCCCTCTCGATATTGGTAGACGCCCCGCAATAGGTGAAAGACCTGCTGGGTCTGCTGCTTTAATCATGGACGTATATCAATATGGCCCCGTTGCGTCTCCTACCCCGCTCACCCCAGCGTTCATTGCACAACTCGGCTATGAAAATTTGATCTGGATCGGTCACCCATTCATCGGTTTCTATGGTGCTGTTGACACAGCCGCCTGGATTCGCCAAGATGGTAAAATATTTTGGCAACCAGACGCTGTTAACCCAATCTACCCCCCACATTACCCTGCTGATGCTATGCATAGCAATGGTTCTGATGGCATCGTGGCTTGGGCCGTCAAACACACTTGGCATTTCGCTGACCGCGTTGTCTACGACGCGGTCATTTTTGAGAAAACCAATCTGCCTGTCAGTTTCCAACCTGCGCGACTTGCGCAGCAAGTTGAACTAGAAATCGACGTACCTGACCATCTCGCCGTAATGCGAGCACTCGAACCTTATCATTTGCGAACAATCGCAAAGCACGGGCTGCAACTCATCAACCAATGGTGTCCTCGACTTGAATGGCTTCTTCCTAGAAAGAAAGTTCTCGTCCATCATCGCCACTACACTGCCTTGCAAGATTTCTTGGCTGGTAAAGGCATGAGTTTCTACGTCTGGACTATGGCTTACACACGGGCTTGTTCAATTGTCAATGGAGACCCGGAGATCACTGCTGTTAAAGCTGTGTTCCCTGGGCGCTTCGAAGACTATGCCTTGAACTTGACTGTTGCTGTATTGACCACCACGTTGGAAACCCGTTCCTTGTTGATGCAAAGTTTGCAGTTCCAATATGCACCCGCAATGACTGACCTCAACCAAGCTCTGCGTCACATTGACCAGACTCCTGGCCCAACCCCGCTTTCCATGTGGTCGTATGCTTTACCTGCAACCGGCCTGGTTTTGCTGAGCATCGTTTTGAGAAAATTGAAAACAAAAACCAGAACACTTCTTCGTCCTGCTGCCTTCGTCTACACCATTGATTGGGACTTTCCCGCATGGTGGAAGCGCGTCTTAACAGCCGTCACATCTGATTGGCGTAAAACAGTGACCAATGCCGTGTGGGTTGGTTACCGCGCTCTTATTGCGTTCGGTAACAAACTCGCCGACTGGCACTACGCCGACGATCCCAGTGAACGACTCTATGTCGAGGACAGCATCAAACAGTCAACTATTGGTCACCCTGATGACTATGAGTTGGTTTGGGCTTCATCGCACTTACTGACTTTTTGGTCTGTCGTGATCTTTTCACCACTGTTCGAAGAAAGCGTTAAGCGCTTGGGCGGTTCAAACCGCTACAAAGCTATCGCTTCTGGTTTGATCGGTCTCATGGATGTGCCATTGAATCCTCATGAACCGACATGGGTCTATTTGACCCGTGTTTACATTCATGGGTGCATTCATTATTCGCTTTCCCAGTTACCTTTCAAGAATGCCGTGTTAGCTCACGCCACTTACAATGCCGCAGTGTTATACTTACAACCTGTGCTCATTGCCGGTTTGAGCGACTGGTTTTTCCCAGCTTCAATTTTCAACAGGGTCCTCAACTGGATCCAGCAATATCCTTGGCTGACTTTTGGCCTCGGTGCTGCTATTCTTTGGTGCATTAACCCTTTACCACTAGCTGGTGGGGCCAAAAAGCGCCAAGCTCAAGCTGACCTCCCATTACTGCAAAGTTACATCACTGACCGCCAGAAGCGCACTCGCAGCGGACTCGTTGACGCTCTTTCTGATTTGCGCATTGACACGGCAAATGTTCCAGCCACCCCACTTTCACTCAATTCTTGGGCGATAGCGGCTGAACGATTTGTTAAAGAACAATCTTTTGTTCCCGCCGTCGATTGCGCGGATCTAAACCGCCCCGCTCAACATCCTGATATTAAGGTTAAAGACAACTTGGTCGTCTATGACGATCCCACTCCAGCTGTTCTTGGCTATTACCAGTGGTATTCAACACCCGTACCTCTGTTCCGCCCACGACTCTCAAGTGTTAACTTGAAAGCCATGGTGTACAACAGATTGACGCGTGACACCCCTACCGCTGATTCCGAGTTGTGGCGCATTGCTACAATTCTGTTTTGCCAAACAATCAACACTGGTTTTGTCCCTTTTTTCAACACCAAACCTCGATGCACATGGCCTAAAACCACGCGTCTCACTGTCAATCCTAGCTACCAACCTGACGCTTTTGTTGGGGATTGGACTAGCTATGAAGCGTTAATTCGCCTTGAACTCAGTGAACTCGAATTGTATCCACGAGGTTATACCATTGAAGATATCAGTGATCTTGTGAATCTCGGCGATTTTACCGTCGACTTGCAGTCATACGCAGCCCCAAAAGCTGTCCGCGAGTTAGCTGGGTCTAATCCCGTCTTTGGCCCGCAAATTGAATTTTGCTATCCTGAAGCAAACGAACCATTCGACGAACTCACTACTTTCGAGCAGAAATTCGAACAATGGTTGTTACATACAGACCCTGCCAAGCGCAAGCGCTACATCAGCGCATTCAAAGCCGTTAAGGAGCAACCTCTCACACCAGAGGATCGAGAAGTCCGATTGATCCAAGTCAACGTCAAACATGATGAAGTGCTTATCAAATTCCCAGAAACCACTATCGACGAATACCCAAATTTGCGTAAGAAGAGTTTCATACCGCGCCCTATTCACGCAGTCGATCCAAAGTTGACTGTGCAGATTGGCCCTGAACTCTACCCCGTCGTCGAATCTTTCAAGAAGCACTTTCAATTCGCACCTTTAGCGTCCGTCAATGGTTTTATTATCACTGGCACAATGGGCGCAGGCATGACATCTAACCAACTTTCAATTTGGTATGAAACAGCACGCTATTCCCCAGGGTGGCATATTTTGGTGGCCGGTGATGATTCACTGGTCTGCTACAATGCCACTTATGCGACTGCATGCTCCAGACATAACAAAGTCCTGCCCCGTCACTACTTCTTTGAAGGTGATTTAACCCAGTGCGACCATACAAACGGACCTGACGCCTTACTCAACGAGTACACAATCTTGCATCAATTCGGGCTCCCTATCGAAACCATCGAGCTACTTTACGCTAGCGCGGCCGCCAAGCTACTGATTGGTTTTCGCAACACCCCGGGACAAACAATCGAAGTTTACCGCTCACCAGAGCGAAACACAGGAGGTACAGACACAACTATTGGTAACACCTGCACCGTCATGACGGCGTTTCTGTTAGCCATTGTCAAAGCCTATGACACAATCACAGGTCTCCCCACAAATTGTTGCTGTGACCCCCTTTTCTCTTTCGACGACGACGAAGGCCAACATTTTACCACTCATATGAGTTTGGCCTTCGTTGATGTTTTTGAGAAATTAGGTCTCCAGCTCAAAATGAGATCCGGTGTCACGAATCGCGATGGCATTGCTGATGGTTACGATTCCCTTCCCACTTTCCTCAAAGGAACGTGGTACCCATGCAAACCGGTGGAGATTTCTGACCCTTATGTTGACATGCTCGCTTCACGGCTCTATGTCAATGTCCAGAACACTCTGACACATGTTTGGGGCCCACTTCCAAGTCGGCTACTCAAACTCGGAAAAACATTCCGCGACCCGCGTGAATTGTTTGGCGTCGACAGTCTCGATGTTGCCCTCACGATGTACTCTCAAGCAATGGCAGAGTCCGTCTACGGTTATGTTTGGCCCACTCCCATCAAGACATGGTTGAGAACGCTCTTCATCCCTTCTGTTCCCGTCACAGAGGATGTCAAAATACGCGAGCAAATGCGGAAGGATTTGGAAGGTGACCTGTATGGTCTGTTCACCATTGAAGCTTCGACTTTTGAGGTCGAACTTCACGACACTTCTTGTTTAATGCGTCTAGCTCAACACTACGCAATAGAACCTGAGCAGTTAGCAGATTTCTTCGACAAGTTACAACACGTTGGACCATTCACACATCTGGAGCACCCCGTCTGGTGGGCTCTCACCCGCGATTACGCGTAGATGTTCGTGAACCGCCAGGCAAAATATGGTTAAACCCAGGCGGGGTACCCTGACGGGGAGGTAAAGCCCTCTCATATTTATTACATCTTCTCAATCTCTCCCATCCGAATTCACTCCCCAATGCCCGGTGGAAAAGGAAAAACCAAGAATGTCGTCGTTCAGGTTGCAGCTAACCCCAAACCCTCCAAGCGACATAGAAAGCCAGCTGGAGGAGGAAAGTCTAAGCGCCAACGAGCTGTCGCAGTCGCAAGAGCGATACCACCTTCTATCACTAACGGTGGTTATCGTATGCCTTTCCGCACTGATAGCTCTAGCAATTCTTTCGAGGCTCGTATCAGCGGCATGCACAACGCAATAGCCCCTGGCGGTGCCTCTAGCAAACTGCAGTCTCTTTTGAACGCTTACCAAATGAGTGGTCCTGGTGCTGGGCGCACAGCAACCGGTATCCAAGGTAACTCAGGTAACCCTTATCTCGATGTCATGTCGGATCCCTCACGTGGACCCATGCGCATTCCCGACGACTACACCAAACCGACAGCTATCAAGCAGTCAGTCCTTTTCTTCACCATGAATTCTGGTCTTGCCGGCGGCTCCACCGATAAAGCAGGTTATTTTGTCTGCAACCCCTTCATCGGTGATGGTACAACAGTCAGTTACAGAAATGTCACAGTATCATTAGGCGTTGGCAGCGGTGCAGGTGGTTATACCACTGCTACTTACGCTGACCCCGATCGTGCTGCTCTTTCTGGCATATGTAACAACATTCGACCCACGTCGATGTGCGTCTTCGCATCATATGACGGTGATACTATGACTGACGGTGGTCTTATCGCTGCGGCATTGCTACCTGGCAATGGTCTCAGCACCACCCTCACATCACCCACTGGTCAAGATCTTCGTCTGGTTTCTAACCTTGCGATTCAACCGAGTGCATTCTCTGGGAGACTGTCTAGAGGCTGTTATGGCATCTGGGCACCCGAAGACCCCGCGGATACGTTCTTTTACACTGTTTCAGACGCCGCAGCATATAAATACCCCACGTTGATGGTAGCTTACCAATCAACGCAACCGGCTACTACGGTACTTCGTGTACTCGTTATTGTTAATTACGAATACACAACTTCCTCTACACTCGTCACCACCTTGCCTTCACCAATTTGCCCATCAATGGTCACTCACGCTAAGGCGGTACTTCAAAACCAACCTTACTTTGTTGCTAATGACGACCACGTCACATGGTGGACGCGCGTTCTTAATGGGGCGCGTGACCTCTTTTCAACCATTGGCACAGGTATGTATGACCTCTTTCACCCATCTGTGAGGATGGCTGGTGAAATCGGTAATAACCAAGGTTTGATGAGTTTAGCTTCCGGTTATATGGGACGTGCGGCTCCCGCATAGTCTGAAATGTTAGGCACCCCTTTAGGGGAAAAAGGAGCAGCGCCCTTACTTCGCCAGCTGATCCGCCCCACCCACAATCGAGAGCTTCCCAGCCTCCTACCCGTCAC